AATATAATCAAAAATGGTTTACAGCCGATACCCACTTTAATCACACTAATATTATTGAGTTAGATCACAGGCCATGGAAAACTGTTACCGAGATGAATATAGGATTGATCGAAAAGTGGAATGAAGTCGTATTGCCAGGAGATGTTGTCTATCATCTTGGAGATTTTGCAATGCCTCAAAATTTTCTAGGTGATGAGGGTCATGATATTCGAGAGATACTTAATATGCTGAATGGAACTAAATTCTTAGTTACTGGAAATCACGATAGACAGAATTGGAATAAGTTTGGCAAAGTGTATGAAGAGATGTTTGTAAAAGTTGCAGATACAATGTACATTAAACATAATAAGCAAAAGATATTTCTAAGTCATTATTCTCACAGAGTTTGGAGAGCCAGCATACATGGAACTTGGCATCTGTATGGCCACAGTCATGGGAATTTGACAGACCATGGAAAGAGTTTTGATGTTGGAGTTGATTGCTGGAAGGGCTACCCTATAAGCTTTGATCAGGTTGCTCAAAAGATGGAATCACTTAATGAGCATGAGCTTGAGGGATATAGAAAAGAAAGAGTATTTGACCTAGTTGACAATAATAAATCCTCTCAAGAGAAATGATTCAATGAGCCTTACTATATTAATGAGTCTATATGAGTCCTATGAGTCATCTAAATAATACTATAATAATATTAAATGATATTATATTATATTATATTGATACTATAATGATTAATTATTTCTTAATAATAAGTTTGAGACAGCTTAAGAGGCCGCCCAGAGACTGGGCAGCCAACAGGAGAATTTTAACATGACACTGTTCAAAGAGGAGACTAATAAAGAAACTGAAATCTATACAAAAGATAGTAGAGACTTACTTTACTTAGGTATTATGTATTGTGAAATGCTTCGAAAGTATTTTAGAAAAAGCTTTTTATTTCCTGTTTCACAGAATCATTCAGCTTATGATAAACAAATAGTACAGTTAAAAAAGCTTGTTGATATTTTAGATGAGCTTGGAGTAGATGCAGAACAGTATATGAAAGCACAGTTTGAGTTATTGACTCCATGGATTAAAAAGACAGGTAGAGGATACTTGACATTTAATATGATGATAACTCCTAATGCAAAGAAAAGGTGGGAAGAGTGGCTTGACAGAATTGATAATCAGAATGAATTAAAAGTAGATAAAAGAAATGTTCAATACAGTAAAGCAGTAAAAAATACTGTAAAGATCGTAGTTTACAGAAGTATTACAGAATTCTATAATATTATTAAGTATTATAAAAAAACAAAGTTGCTTTGTAGAGAGACAGCATTAAAACAATTAGAGATTGCTTTGAAAATGGGTTTAGTAGATGCTATGTATGTTTACATTAATCCTATGATAAATGAAAAATGTGAAAATGATTATTTAAAAGACATCTGGAATAAGACAGACAAGCGTTTAAGCAAAGGTTATAAAGAGCAGCTTCAGAGATTATTTGAAGAAACCAGAAAAGAAATAGAGAGATGTGAAGTGGAAGAATATGTCTAAAACTGAGTATGAATTTTCAGTAATGATGCAGATTAAGATTGTGGCTATGATGCTGTATGACAGACCAACATTTATTTACTCTATGGATGTAGTTATTCCAGAGTATTTTGAGAATCCTATATTACAGGGTATGATTAAAGTTATTTATTCATTTTATGATAGATATGCTAAGGTGCCAGATCATGAAGAATTTCTAGAAGAATGTGTTAAATATTTTGGTAAGACTCGAATATCAGATAAAGAGTGGGTTGAGATTTTTGAAGTTATTCTTGAGATTGGAGAAAGTGAAGAGGCAGAACAATTTGATTATGTTAAAGATCAGGTAGTTAGTTTTGCTAGATATCAAGCAGTAAAGCAGGCAATACTATTGTCAGCAGAAGAGCTTTCAAAGAGTAGAAATTATGAAAAGATCTTAGCTGATGTTGAAAGGGCCGTATTGATTGGAGAATCTTCTGATGATTTAGGAGTTGATTATTTTAAAGATACAATGGACAGACTGGGAAGAAGAAGAGAAGGTAACACCAGATTGCTGAATGCGATTAGTACAGGTATTCCAGGATTAGACGCAGCTTTGTGTGGTGGTCTAGGTGGTACAGAGCTTGGTATTTTAATGAGTCCTATGAAAAGAGGTAAATCTACTACTATGATATCTTTTGGTGTTGGTGCTCTAAGAACTGGTAAGAATGTATTACATATTGTATTTGAATCAGATGAAGATAGAACTATGGATTTATATGATGCTTGTGTATCAGGTATACCAAAGAATGAGCTTTTAGACAGAGAAAATGCTGTGAAAATTTCTATTGATGACTTCTTAGAACAGAGACATGTAGGTAAATTGAGAATTAAAGATGGTTCAGCAAATGCTTGGAGTACTAGAAATATTGAAGCACTAATGCAAAAGTTGAGAATGATAGAAAATTTTGAGCCTGATTTATTAATTATTGATTATTTAGGTTTGATGAGAAGTGCAGATAAAAGTTTGAAGATTGAAGCCTCAAGCGGTGGTAAATATTTTTTGCTTGGAGCTATTACTAAAGAGCTTTTGAATTTGAAAGATAAATATAAGTGTGGTATTTGGGTGGTGCATCAATCTACTAGAGGTTCAAAGAGTAAGAAGACTAATATTGATTTGGATGATTCAGGAGACAGTATAGAGCCTATGAGAGATGCTGATTTAATCATAACATTGAATCAGACACCAAATGAGGCAGACCCAGAAATAAGTCCAGGTGAGCAGAAGATGAGATTCTTTACAGCAGGTGGTAGATCTATTCCAGATAGAAAGACTATACATACTATTATTGATAAATCTACGTGTAGAATTAGAGATGATGTTGCTGTTGTTAAAGCAGAGGATACTACAGGATTAAATTTATCTAATGATGAAAAATAAATTTTAAAATAAATTTTATATTTTATGCTAATTTGAGACTAAAGTAGTAGGAGAATTATATGCTTGATGATTTGATTAAGACAAATATTACACATGCCTTTATGACAAAGAGTGATGTTACTGATAGAACAATTTTGGTGGCCGAAGCTTTTGGTTTAGGTATTGATGATGAAAAGACATTTAGTATTTATGAGGATTTTAGTCTTGAATATAAGACTGATGATGTTATTCTTATTACTGGTGATTCTGGCAGTGGCAAGTCTTGGATTCTAAATAATCATTTTAAGAATCTGAAAAGCAGCATGTCAGTTGATGAGCTTGAGATTGATGATGATGAGGTAGTAGTAGAGGGTGTTGGAAAAGATTTGAATGATGCCCTATATAAGTTGAATATTGCGGGGCTAGGTGATGCCTTTTTGTATCTAAGAAAGTATAATCAGTTATCAGATGGTCAGAAGTACAGATACAAAGTTGCAAAGTTCATTGACAAGAATGCTGATATTTGGATATTTGATGAATTCTGTGCTACACTGGATAGAGTTACAGCAAAAGTGGTAGCCTTCAATTTACAGAAGATTGCTAGAAGACTTAATAAGATGGTTATCTGTGCAACTACGCATGAGGATTTACTTGATTCACTAAAGCCTAATGTACATATCTTTAAAGGGTATGAGTCTGATGCTGTATTGAGAAGATATAAACTTGAAAGCTTTTCTGAGTCGCTTTATCCAGAGTTTTATAATGATATTAAGATTGAGCTTGGTGAGCTTGATGATTATAACAAATTGAAAAGATTTCACTATAGACAGGCTGGGCTTGGTGCTGTAAAGGCTGTATATAAAATGACATATAAAGATGATGTGATCGGTGTAATAGTTATCACATATCCTCATTTGAATTTAAGAGGTAGAAATGTCTACTGTAATAATAGATATGGCAAAATGTCAAAAGAAAATTGTACTGCTATTAATGAGAGATTTGAGTGCATATCTAGAATAGTTATTCATCCTAAGTTTAGAGGTATAGGATTATCTAAGAAACTTTTGAATAAATATTTTGAGATGACAGATTGTGATTATATTGAGACTCTTGCAGTAATGGCAAATTATAATCCTTTTTTTGAAAAAGCTGGTATGACTAGGATGAGTATTAAAGAAGACGAAAAGAGAGTTAAGTTGCTTAGTCAGTTTGGGGACTATGGATTTAATGTTTCTTTATTGTCAAGTCAGAGATACTTTATAGATCAGTTTACAAAATTAACTGAAGAAGAGCAGCAGAAAGTACTAGATATTATCTTTAGTCTACTTTTAAGACATAAGAGACTTTCTGCAATATTCTATCCTGTTGATGCCTTTATTAAAGAAAACCCAAGTAATTGGAAAGAGAGAATGACAGAGACAGCATTCTTTTTACCATACATTAAAGAGCTAAAAAGAGCAGATACAGTGTACTTAATTAAGGCAAATGACAAATATCCTGCACTGAAGAACGAATTTTCCAGGACTGAAGAGACTTTTATTAAAAAGAGGGGAGTTAAGCAGAATGATAATGATTTATTAGGAGAGATAAAAACAATTATAGACCCTAAGAAGCCTGAAAAGATTGAAGAAGAATATAAATTTAATGTTGATTCAAAGAGGTGTAAGAAGTGTTTGTATGAAGGTAGAAAGGTTGTTCCACCAGAGGGAGATCTAGAAACAGCTAAGATAATGTTTGTTGGTGAGGCCCCAGGTGGCAAAGAAGAAGACTTTGGAAGACCATTTATTGGACCTTCAGGAGAATATTTAAAAAGTGTTATCAAAGCATGTGAGCTTAAAGAAGAAGATATCTACTACACTAATGCATGTAAATGTAGGCCGCCAGGAAATTTTACTCCAAGTGATAAAGAAAGAGGTCTTTGTAAAAAGTATTTGATGGAGGAGATAAAGAGATTTAAAGGTGAGTTGATCGTGCTGCTTGGTGGTACAGCATTGAAGTCAGTATTAGGTAGAGGTACGATTACTAATTACAGAGGTTATGGATTTCAGCTTAATGATCATCATATATTTTGTATGTATCATCCATCTTATATTTTGAGAAACAAGGGGACTGAAATTGAAGATGCGTTTCTTGAAGACATGCTGAAGGTTTATAGCTTTGTTCATAATTCTTGTATGTTCATGAAAGGTGAACATTACGAAGTAGTGAACACTCAAGATGATTTAGAGCTTATGGTATCAGAGCTTGATTCTCTGGCTCAGACTCCACTTTCATTTGATATTGAGACTACAGGTTTTGATAGTTCTAAGGATATTGTTGTATCAATGTCATTTGCTACACCTAATAGATGTTGGGTTATTCCTATGGAGCATGAGAAGAGTCCATGGAAAGGTAAAACTCAGTGGGTAGTAGATCAGTGCGGAGTACTTTTTAAGAACAAGAAGTTTAAGCATACAGGACAGAATGCTAAATTTGATATCAAGTTTATGAAAGAGATATACAATATGCAGATTGAGAATCTTTGGTTTGATACAATGATTGCTCATTATATATTAACAGGTAAGTTTGTTCCTCATGGTTTAAAAAGTATGGCTTGGAGATATACAAATTGTGGTGGGTATGGTTTGGATAGAGATGACATCTTGCAGCACGACTATGAGGATATTTTGAGATACAATGCACAGGATGCTGATATAACTATAAGACTTATGAAGGTGTTTTGGAATGAAATGAGTGAGGAGCAGAGACATTTAATGACAGAGATTATTGCTCCTGTTGAGCAAGTAATAGCTGAAATGGAACTTAATGGTGTTAAACTTGATATGGATAAGTTGACTAAGATAACTGATGAGTATATAGAGAAGGTGACTAAGCTTGAAGAAAAGATGCATGGATATGATATTATTCAACAGATTGAGAAAGCCAGTGATAAGATTATTAATTTTCAATCTCCTAGACAGTTGGGAAGAGTACTAGAATTAATGAATATTGATACAGGAAAGGAAACTGCAAAGACTAAGGCCATGTCTACAGATGAAGAGGCATTGAAGGGAGTTGCAAATAAGCATGATTTTATTAAAGACTTGCTTCAGTTAAGAAAAGATTCTAAAGTGTTGGGTACTTACTTGAAACCATATATTGAGAACAACAAGGACGGAGTTATTTATTCTGACTATTCTTTTATTAGAACATCTACAGGAAGATTGGCTTCAGGATTTCAGCAAGTACCATTTGATACTAGATCTGTTTTTGTTTCTAAGAATGGTTGGTTTTTAGAGGTGGATTATTCACAGTTAGAATTAAGAGTTTTAGCTATGTTGGCTAATGATCAACCATTGATTGATGCTTTTCAGAATGATGTTGATGTGCATGAAATAACAAGATTTGATATGTATGGAGATAACAGTAATGAAAGTGATACTGTAAAGAAGACACAAAGAAGAGATGCTAAGACAGTTAATTTTGGTATTGTATATTTAGAATCAGCTATGGGATTGTCAAAAGATTTAGGAAAATCTATACGTGCATGTCAGAAATATATTGATGCTTTTTATAATGCTCATTCAGACATTGTTAAATACCAGTTGCTGGTGAAAGAGCATGTAAAGAAGTATGGATATATAGATACTCCATTTGGAAGAACTAGATATTTTAATTTAGAGATGGCAAGAAAATCTAATCAGGCTTGGAGTGCTATGGAGAGAGAAGCTTGTAATATGCCAATTCAGGGAACAGCTAGTGATTTAGTACTTACTGGCATATATAGAGTGTGGGAAGAAATGAAGAAGAGAAAATTTAAATCAGTAATATGTGCTGAGATACATGATTCAGGATTATATGATTGTTATGAAGAAGAGCTTGAAGAAATTTGTATTATATGTAAAGACAAGATGGAGAACATATCCTTTGATTGGATGAGAGACGTGCCATTAAAAATTGATATGGCCGTTGGAACACATTGGGGCAAATTAGATGAAATATAAATTTTATATTTTATGCTAATTTGAGACTAAAGTAGTAGGAGAATACAATGGTGAAAAAGATTGATAATTTTAAAGTTAAGCTTGCAGATAAGATAGAGCTTTGTGAGCCAAGTAAAGAGCTTGCAATGGCAGAGCAGATGATTAATGAGGATTTAAAAGAGCAGCCAAGCTGGTTTGCCTGGTACGCCGTTATGCAGGAAAGAGCAGAGTTTATATATTTACAGGCAAAGTTTGCTCTAGAGATTACAGAGGCTCAGGCTGATGCCCGTATTAGACTTACTAGTACAGAAAAGCTAACAGAGAAAAAGATTGCAAATATGGTTATGCTTGATGAAGCTTATCAAAGTGCAAGAATGGAAGTAGCTGTGTGGAAAGAAACTCTTGGTAAGATTAAAGCAGTTAAAGAGTCATTCCAGCAGAGGAAGGATTGTTTGATAGCCCTTTCTGCCAATATGAGAACACAGGCAGATCCTAGTATTTATATTAAGAAGGAAGAGTTTAGTAGTTAATGAACAACCTTAGGGAACTATGTTCCTGGTTGAAATAAAATGTTATAGGAGAGTGTTATGAGTTTATTTGTAAAGCCAAATGAAGAAGAGGACAAAGCATTACTGGAGAAGATTAAAGAGAACATGGGTTACAGTGAATCTTCAAGTAAGTATTGGAAGCCAGAGAAAGATGTTGAGAATGCTATAAGAGTGTTTTCTGCTAAAGCAGGTTCAAAGGGTAGGTGGCATCTGAAAATTAGCAAGCATTTTATCAGACATGCAGACAAGCTTGAGGTATTTACTTGTGATAGGGAAGTTTATGGTAAATCATGTCCAACTTGTGAGGAATGGTTTAGATTAATTGATGAGAGTAAGAAAGAAGAAAAGCTTGGTAATACGAAAGAAGCAGACGCACTAAAGGAAAAAGCCAGAATATTTAAACCAACTAGAAGAGGTGTGTTTAATATTATTCCTGTTGCTTATACTAAAGAGAATGAGAGAATCATGGAAGTGGGTTGTACAGTGCGTTTATTTGAGGCCCCTTTTACAGTGTGGAGTAAGATAGTTGCTGTTTTCTCAGGCAAAGGTAGGATGTCAGATATTTTTGATGTAATGAATGATGCTGGTGAGATAAAAAAACCTGGTAGAGACATAATTGTTACTTATGATCCAGATCAGGCTCCTGCAAATAGGTATAATGCTTATCCTACAGAGCGTGTTCCTATGGGTACTCCTGAGCAGGTTTTGCTATGGGCAGAGCAGATTACAGATTTGACTCCAGAAAATGTTGCTAAAGAAACTACTTATGAAATTGCTCAGATTAAAACTTTTGGTACTAAAGAAGAGAGAGACGATATGCGGGCAGTGTTAAAAGAAATGTATGCTCAGAAGAAAAAGGAAGCAGAAGATGATGATGAAGAAGTGGCTACACCTGCGCCTACACCTGCACCTGCACCTACACCTGC